AACCTGGGCGATATTTTGGATATTATGAATGGTTTTTGAAAGGGGAATAACAAATGGATGATAAAAAAAAGAAAGAAAGCAAGAAGGAAATTATAGTTAGTCATAGGCACAGATTTAATTTATTTAGTATTGTATTTTTAGTATTGTTAGTTGCAAAGATTTTTAACATTGCAGATATATCTTGGTTCTGGGTTTTCTCGCCATTGATAGCACTGATGGGATTAATAGCGATTTTGTTTGTATTTGCGTTCATAGTTGCGGTGTTAAAAGATATTTTCAAGTAATAAAAATAAGAGGTAATTACACCGGATGGTGTTTTATCTCGTTCTGGGAGATGATTGGTATGGAATTAATTAAAATTAAAGTTAAAGACCTTAAGTTCGCAGATTATAATCCGCGAAAGAAATTAAAACCAAAGGATGAAGAATACAAAAAAATAAAAGCCAGTATTGAAAATTTTGGTTATGTTGACCCGATAATAATTAACAAAGATAACACAATTGTGGGAGGCCATCAGCGAGCCTTAGTTCTGGAGGATATCGGTAAAAAAACAATAGATGTTATTAGGATTGATATATCCAAGGAAAAAGAAAAGGCTCTTAATATTGCCTTAAATAAAATATCTGGAGAGTGGGATTTTACAAAACTAACAAGCCTGCTGAAGGAGATTAAAATAAACAACGAAGATGATTTCCTTTTGACTGGATTTGACATGGCTCAATTTGATTCCTTATTAAAAGAGTATGATAAGGATTTAGAAGGCGGCGGTGGCGGTGGCGCAGAAGGTGACGGCTTTGACGCTGGAAAAGCAAAGGAAGAGCTGGGAAAACCAATATCAAAGCCTGGCGATTTATATCAACTTGGAAAACATTTTTTGTTGTGTGGAGATAGTACAAAAGCCGAGGATGTTGCTAAATTGCTTCAAGGAGTAGAGCCAGTGTTAATGGTTACAGACCCGCCATATGGCGTTTCTTATGACCCAGCTTGGAGGGAGGGTGTCGATTTAGGAGTTGGAGAACGATCAAAGGGAAAAGTAAAAAACGATGACATAATAGATTGGTCTCTGGCATATACGTTATTTCCCGGGGATATTGCTTATGTTTGGCATGCTGGAATATATGGACATATTGTTGCTAAAAATTTAATAGATTGTGGATATCAAATAAAGGCCCAAATAATATGGGCTAAACAGCACTTCGCGTTATCTAGAGGCAACTTCAACTGGCAACATGAGCCATGTTTATATGTTGTAAAGAATAAAAAGAAACATAACTGGCAGGGAGTTAACAATGCTTCTACTATCTGGAATATAAAAAATAACAATTCCTTTGGAAATTCAGACAAAGAACAAACATATGGACACGGAACTCAAAAGCCCATTGAATGTATGTTAAGGCCTATAAATTATAATTCATGTCCGGGCCAGGCAGTTTATGACCCGTTTTTAGGTTCGGGAACATCTTTAATTGCATCGGAGCAGTCGGGCCGGATTTGTTATGGGATGGAGATTGATCCCATCTATTGCGATGTAATACTACAAAGATATATTGATTTTGTAAACGCCGATAGTTTATTCTTAATTGAAAATAATAAAAAAGTTAATCTAAGGGATATCCCTAAATATAAAAAAATAGTTGGTGATGGAAATGCCAAAAAGTAAATATGAAACGCACATTGAGCCAAATTTAAAATTAATAGTAAGTTGGAGAGAAAGCGGTCTTACTTATGAACAAATCGCTGAAAAATTAAAAGTGGCTCATAGTACTTTGAAAAAACATGAAAGCGAGCAGGTGGCCCTATCGGATGCACTTCATACCTCAAAAGTAAAGTTAATAGCTAACTTAAAGAGAAGTCTATGGAAAGAGGCCATGGGCTATGAGTACACCGAGGTTCAAGAGTCTGCCGAAATTTTGACAGACAAGGATGGAAAACCAAACGATAAACCTAAAAAGTTACGAAGAACGAAAATAACTAAGTTTTGCCGTGGAGTTCCTAATCTGTTAATTTTTGCTCTTTGTAATTTATGTCCTGAAGAATTTAAAAGGATTGATAAAGAGGTTGTGAAAGAGATTGAAGATAGAATAGATGAGAAATTCAGACTAGAGAATAGCATGTTTAAAAAAGAGTTTGAAAGACTATACCCTAAAAAGAGTGGTGATAAAAATGACTGAGATATGGAAGCCTATTAAAAAATATGAAAGCTTGTATTATGTCAGCAATCTTGGAAGGATTAAGAGTTCACATTATAAAAACGAAAGGATATTAAAACAATTTATAATTAAGGGTTATTATTATATTAACCTGTCTAAGGATAATAAAGTTAAAAAATATAGAGTTAACAGATTAGTTGCAGAGGCTTTTATTTGTAATCAAAATAACAAAAGCCAGGTAAACCATAAAGACGGAATTAAAGAAGATAATAATATAAATAACCTGGAGTGGATGACGGGTTCTGAAAATCAAAAACATGCTTTTGAAATTGGATTGAATAAACCTCTAGTCGGCAGAAGGAACCCAATGTTTGGAAAAACTAAAGAATTAAATCCCTTCTATGGGAAAAAACATTCTGAAGAAACCAGACTTAAATTAAAAGAACTAAATAAGGGGAATCACTTGGGTGAAAATAATAATCAATCAAAGTTAACTGTGTGGGATATAAAGTTTATTAAAGGATGGCTGGAGCTTGGATATAAACAAGTTGACATTGCTAAATCGTTTAATATCTCTAGAGGGGTTATATCTAACATTAAAGCAAAGAGAACATGGACTCATATATCAATTTAGATGATGTTATTTCAAATGTCCCTGACTGGGACTCCCCTTTTTGTATAGCTCCAATAACAAAAGAACAGCTGGCTTCATGGATATATGAATTTTTTGGTTTTAAAATACCCTGGAATTGGGACGGTAATTGCGAAGAGCATAGTTTCCCCTTGGATGCTATGTGGGAGGCTTATGCCGAAATAACGCCACTTTCAATATGGTATGCGAATCGTTCGGGAGGGAAAACTTATGATTTGTCAATACTCGCCTTTATTGAATCAATTTTTAAAAAGAATTGTGGATGTAATGTTTTAGGTGGTTCTCTAGACCAGGCGCAGAAAGCTATCGCCTATTTGACAGATTTTTGGGCGAGCCCGCTGGCTCCGAGCCATATGTTAATCAATAAACAAGTTGCCGGAAGGGGTTATAAATTAACAAACGGCTCGTGGGTTCGGGCATTGGCTGCGAGTTCTAAATCTGTGCGTGGAAGCCATCAACCTAAACTTAGAATTGACGAAGTTGATGAACTGGAAGAGAAAATATACCTGGCCGCCCTAGGGCAGCCAAAGACAATGAATGGAATTCCCGAGAACGTTATTATTTCATCGACTTTGCATCAGGCCTTTGGATTAATGAGCGACATAATTGACAATAGACAAAAAACCGGAGCAAAGCTATTTAAGTGGTGTGTCAGGGAAGTCGAAGAGCCTCACGGTTTTTGGAAAAGCGAAGAAATAGAAAGCAAAAAGAGGCAGATAACAAAAGAAATGTTTGACTCCGAATACTTATGTCTTAGGCCAAAAATTGGAGACTCTATTTTTGACTTTGAATCTGTTGATAGGGCATATAGAAGAGGCTTTAATATCTTGTTTGAAAAAAAATATTCATCCGAAGGATGTATTGACTGGGGATATACATGCACAGTTTTACATATTGTTCAGGATTTTAAAGAATATATAAATGTCCCTGAGTCTTATTCATGGGAATATAGAGAGTTAACAGAAAGATGTAAGTTAATTGTCGACATCTGTATTGAAAAGAATGTTAAAACAATATATTGCGACTCAAATCCTAAAGACAGCCATATGACATTAAGGAAAGTAATAAAAAAGAAAAGAGCCTCAATATCTGTTATTCCTATTGCTTTTAATGCATGGAAAGACATAGCAATTAATGTTATAAGGTTTTATCTCCAAAAAAACCTTATAAGCATAAGAGATAAAGTATTTCAAGACAAGATGAAAAAATATCATTACAAAAATGTTGATTTAGAATTAATTGATAAGGTTGATGACCATTATCCAGATGCTTTAATTGCTTGGGGAGCATCTAGATGGAGAATCCTTGGAGACATAACTCCACCAAGAGAATCAAAATAATCAATTAAGGAAATATTCATATGGTTCTTTTAATTGCTTGATTTTTTTTATTTTAATGTTATAATTTATCCTAAACGCCGTAAGACTCCTTCCTTAAGGTAGGAGATATAAGGCGAAAATCTTGCAAAGACAATTTGCTTGTGCTATAATTTAGCAATACCGTCGGGCAGACGGAAATTTAAGC